TGATGAAGATAAGCTACCCGCGCTGATTGTTTACACAACTACTGACATATCTAGGCTTGCAACCATAGGCCAGCGGACGATGACACACGACCTTGAGTTGAGGGTGGACATTATAAACAAGGGATCAAGTGTTAGCATATTTGAGAACATTGAGCAGTTTTCAGCGGAACTGATACACGCTGTTGAGGACGATTTTGATTTAGGCGGATTGGCAAAAAGCTGTGTTCTGGCAAGTTCAGACTTTGACGTTGAAACTGGTGGCGAGAAAGCTATCGGTTCCGGCAAGATGATATTCAACGTGCAGTATACAACCGCCATAAATAATTCTCAGGTGTCGATCTAATGGCGCATATGAACCAACAGATCAGGGATCGGGTGGCTACCGTCATTGGCGCTTTGCCTTTCTTTTCTGGCCGCGTTTACAAGATGCGCTCCTATGCCCTGGATGAGGCAAAGCTGCCAGCGGCTGTAGTTTACACCAACAGTCAATCATCTTCGCTTGTCAGTATAGGCTTCAGGACGCTTCGTGGTTCGTTGAATCTGACGGTGGATATTCACATCAAGGGTTCTAGCGCGACGATAGTAAATGAAATAGATGACGCCTGTGTTCTAATTGAAGATGCCATTGGCTCTGATTTCTCACTGAACGGATTAGTTAAGAGTTGCGTTTTGACTGAAACAGACGTAGACATTAACGTCGAAGGCGAAAAGCCAACGGCTTCTGCTCGGTTGTCTTACGTTGCTGAATATGTTACATCCATAGCTGATGTGGAGACACCAAGATGAAGATGGTCAAAGTTTACAACAAAGCTGGTGATGAAATACTTGCCTGTGAAGTTGATCTGGCACACTATCAGTCTAAGGGCTGGGATGTAAAGAAGGCTGCAAAGCCAAAGGTTCAAGCAGAGAAAGTCGAGGAGTCTGAATAATGGCTACGCATACTGGCAGTGAAGGAACGCTCAAGGTTGGTGCGAACACCATCGCAGAGATTCGCTCCTACTCTTTGGAAGAAACCGCTGACACTGTCGAAGATACTTCGATGGGTGATAGCTATCGCAGCTTTAAAACGACTCTCAAGGGCTGGACAGGCTCCGTTGACGTATTCTGGGATGAGACTGACACCTTGGGCCAGGGTGGCCTTGTAGTCGGCGCTCAGGCAACATTAAGCGTATTCCCAGAAGGTGCGTCGGCTGGCGTTTCTGAAAAGTACTACACCGGAACAGCAACTGTGACAGGCAAGACTATCACTGGCAGCTTTGACGGCATGGTGGAATCGACAATCACGCTTCAAGGCACTGGTGCTTTGACTGAAGCAACACTGGCGTAAGGATAAGACATGGCTACCCATACTGGTTCAGAAGGCACAGTTCGCGTTGGCTCGACCAACAACGTGCTTGAAATTCGTTCGTACTCGGTTGAGGAAACTGCCGATACTGTTGAAGATACCTCAATGGGCGATAGCTATCGCACGTTTAAGACTACCTTAAAGGGTTGGTCTGGTTCGGTTGATGTGTTTTGGGACGAAACTGATACCACAGGTCAGGGCGCACTGATCCCTGGCGCTGAAGTAGCCCTTCGTTTCTACCCAGAGGGCGCAGTTTCGACCGACATTTATTACACGGGTCAAGCCATTGTAACAGGCAAGACTATCACAGGCAGCTTCGATGGTATGGTGGAATCCACTATCACTGTCCAAGGAACAGGGGCTTTGACCAGCGCGGCTGTATAATTAAGGAAGATTAATATGAGTATTGCCAAGCGTATCGCAGAGCGGACATCGAATAAGCGTCACATAGACGTTCCACAGTGGGGTGATGAGGGCAAGCCAGAGAAGGTCTATTACGGCCCTCTGCTTGCTGGTGAACTGAACCGCATCCAGCGCAAGCACCCTAACTTTCTGGGCTCTGCATCTTTTGATGCAATGGTTGATCTAATCGTTCTGAAAGCTGAAAATGGTCAAGGTGAAAAGCTGTTTACGCTTGAGGACAAGGCTGTTCTTATGCGCGAAGAGGTATCTGTGATCTCAACTGTTGCTGCCGCATTTATGAGCGGGGACAGTGTCGAGGAGCAGGAAAAAAACTAAGAAACGATCCGTTCAGGTATAATTTAATTACCTTGGCGGATCGGCTTGGCAAAACCATTGCAGAGATTGAACTTATTTCAATTGAAGAGTATAACGAATGGGTAGCGTTCTTCAAAGTGAGCGAGGAAAACCAGAAACGTGGCCGAGCAAAATCTTGATTTCAACATTATTGCTCATACGCAAGGTATGGAGCAAATCGCGAATCTGATTAATCGGGTTGGTGCGCTTGAGGCTGAAACTAAGAAGTTAAGTGCGGCCAACAACACTCTTGCTACATCTACCGATTCTGTGATCCGAAACGGAAAGCGTTACAACAACGCACTTGATGCTCAGTCTAAATCGATACGCAATACAAGAATGGGCGTGACCCAGCTTGGTATGCAGTTCAATGACCTTGCCACTTCTATTTCAACGGGCGCTAGTCCGGTGCAAGCATTTAACCAGCAAATTGGTCAAATTGGTTTTGCGCTATCTATGATGAGTGGCCGCGTTGGTATGCTAGGTCGGTTAATTGCTGGGCCACTTGGTATTGCGTTAATTGGCGCAACGGTATTAATGAGTCAATTTAAAGGTAAGACTGAAGAGACTGAGGATTCTACAGCTAATTTTGGTGACTATGCGATTGCAACATTTCAAAGCATTGGCGAACAAATATCCAATGGTTTGCAGCCAGCCGTGGAAGCACTTGGTCCAGCTATAGATGCCCTGTCGCCAGTAGTCCAGGCGCTGCAAACTGTATTTGAAAACTTAGGATATGTTGGCAAAACGGTAGCAAACTTTATTCTCAGGGCTTTTGTCACAGCCATTAATGCTATTGCTATTTTAGCCAGTAACTCTTTTTCTATGGTTGCTGAAGGTGTTTTGAATGTAGTTAATGGCGGCATCTTTGCGATTAACAAATTAATTAGCATGGCTGAAAGCAGTTTAAATACATTTTCTAATGCCGTTAATAAAATAGATGATGTTTTCCAAACTGGATTTCGACTCGATAAAGTTAATTTTGGAAGACTTACACCTGTTGTTAACGAGTTTAAGGGCACAACTCTTAAAGCGTTTAGCGATATAGGAAAGGCGGCAACTGCTACATTTAACACAGACTTTATGGATTTTGGAGATATATCCAAAAGGGCTGATGCTTTTGCGGCAGCTAGGGGGGCGGCTGAAGCCGCAAAAGACAAAAAGGGTGGTTCGGCTAAGGGAAAAAGTTCTGAAAAGACTAAGAAGGAAAAGCCAGAGTTTTTACTTAAAGGCTTTTACGAAGAGTTCTTTGCCAAAGAGTTTGAGAAAAACGATGAAACTCTTGCCAAGATGGCAGAAACTCAAATCAAGTCATTGATTGACACTATTCCTGACTTGGCAAAGATCAGCCCAGAAATGGATGGCATTTTAACTCGCGCAGATGAAATACAAGCATCATTTGAGGCCGTGGGAACCGCCGTGGCAAACTCGTTCAAGGGTATGCTTACTGGCGCAATGTCGTTCAAGAATGCCATGAAGGGCATTATAGGCGCTGTGATTGATGAACTGTTTAGGCTTTACGTTGTGAAGCAGATCGTTGGTATTGTTACCAGCGCAGTTGGCCTACCGCCACCAAAGGCGTTTGGCGGTGCGGTTACAGGCAATCAACCTTACATGGTTGGTGAACGCGGCCCAGAACTATTTGTTCCAGGTGGCAATGGCACAATTATTCCCAACGGCAACATGCGCGGCGGTAATGGCGGTGGAAGCAGCTTTAACATCAGCGTAGATGCCCGTGGCTCAAATGATCCAGCCGCTGTTCGCGCTCAGGTAATGCAGGGCATCCTTGAGACTGCTCCGGCGATTATCGCAGCGGCAGAGTCACGCACAATCTCAAATCTTCGTAGGCCACGCCTCGGTGGAGCAATGCAGTAATGGCGACAATCACATATCCTTCGACACCAAAGCCACAGGGCATGTCGTGGCGGCTGCTTATGCCAGCGCAGACCAACGTATCTGATTGGACGGGCCGTAGGCAGACCGTTGCATCTGGGCGTGGATGGTGGGAATGCCAAATTGCTTTGCCGCCAATTGTGGGAACGACAAATGTTAACGCATGGCGCTCGTTCATAGCCAAGAGCCGTGGCCGTGCTAACGACTTTCAGATACCAGTTGATCCAATTGCGCAGTCCGCATCTACAGCCACTCCGTTAGTCAATGGGGCTGGGCAAACTGGTCGCACATTAGCTACTGACGGATGGCCCGTATCAACAACGGTGCTTGTCGCGGGTCAGTATGTCACCATTAACAACCAGCTTTTGCAGTTGACTGAGAATGTAACGTCAAACGGATCGGGCGTTGCCACGCTGACTTTTGAGCCACCAATTCGTACACCGTCATCTGACAACGCAGCAATTGAGTACAAGAACCCATATTGCCTAATGTACTTTGTAGAGGAGCCAACGCTTTCAGTTGAGAACGGTTATGTATATAGCCTTTCACTGAACCTACGGGAGTCCTTCTAATGGTTGATGCAACAACACAAGCTGCGCTTGAGGCTACTGTCGTTAACTGGCGCGTTCTAATCTACGCTGACTTTGTTGGCGATGTACTGCGAGGCACAAGCGGTCTTTATGATAAGACAATCTCTGGATCAGGTGATTCTGAATTGGATGGAACTTACGAAAGTTTTGATCACAATTTAATAAATGTATCTCCTGTTAAACATAATGAAACAGGTTCTGATACCGTGGCAATATCAATGAGCGGACTTTTGGTAAACAATGCTGACTTTTTGGCTATTATTGGCGACAAGTCAAAGTGGCAGGGGCGCATTGCAAGACTTTGGTTTTATTGTGTTGATCAAAATGAAAGCCAAGTTGGTTCTGTTGTAGCTTATTACACTGGTTACATGAACGAGGTAAGTATTTCTGGTAGTGCGGAAAGTCAGACGGTGACACTCACAATCGAAAACTATTTGACAAGTATCGCTGGCGCACAAAACAAAACTTATCTTATTCAGAACATCTTTGACGCTGGCGATCTAAGCGCGGAAACATCTATAGCAGCAGCAAACGGTATGGCTGAAGCTGGTAGCTATGGCTACGGTGGTGGTGGCGGCGGTGGCTTTGAAGACGGAAGCAATGGGAATTTTCGATGAGAATATCAACTTGGGAAGAAGCCCTATCCAACTACATTATTACCAAGCGCCATGAGCCGTTCGAGTATGGCGTTAATGATTGTTGCTTGTTTGCGGCAGGGGCCGTTGAGGCTATCACGGGCGAAGACCCTATGTCTGAGTTCCGTGGCAAGTATGACAGCCTTAAAACTAGCTTAAAGGCGATTCAAGACATTGGCGCAGGAACCCTTGAGGCCACTATGGATGGCAAGTTTCCAGAGGTAGCAATAGGCCATGCGCAGCGTGGAGACTTGGCTTTCTTTAATGACAGCGTTGGAGTAGTAGTAGGTGGCTTCGCTTATTTCGTTTCAGACGATGGATTGGAGCGCATTAACCGATCTTTCTGGGGCAAATGTTGGAGTGTAGGCCGTGGGTAAGACTCTGAAAACTATTGCAATAGTTGCGGCTGCTGTTGCTGTTGCGTATTTTGCACCACAGATTTCAATCGCATTGCTTGGTAGCACAGCCGCTGCTGGCACTATTGCTGCCGTAGGGGTTTCACTAGCACTATCTACAACATCAATGGCACTCTTTGGTCCTAAGATACCAAGGACACAAATATCACGCCTAAACGTC